TGCAGAAGAAGCTGGAGGAAAACGAGGAACGCTTCCAGGAGGAGCCGCTCCGCGTATGGGTCGAAAATTCAAACGGGACAGAGGTGCCGAAGCCTAACCCTTTCGTCCAGGAATATAGGGCGATGATCAGGGACTTCGCCGCGGCGCTCAAGGCCTACAAGGACATAACCGGAGAGCAGGAGTCGGCGCAGGTAAGCTCCCTGGAAAGCCTCCGCTCCCGATTTAAGGTGGCGAAATGATGGGGAAGACAGAGCCGAGGATCTGGACGCCTCCCCTGCGGGAGCTGACGCCTGAGACGTCACTGGGCTTTGCCTGTATCGAGTACGCGACGGATGTGCTCCACAAGAAGCTGTACCCATGGCAGAAATGGGCGCTTATTCATCTGCTGGAGATCATCGGAGATCTTAGCGGAGAGTGGCGCTTCCGCTTCCGGACAGCCCTGATCCTCATCAGCAGACAGAACGGGAAGACGGTCCTCTCCGAAGTCATTGCCAGCTTCTTCCTAAATGTTCTCTGCGTCGATTCTGTCTTCGGCACGTCCCTCAGCCTGGACAAGGCCGAGGAGGTGTGGGAGGCGGTCGTCAATGATCAGGAAGGCATTCCGGAGCTGTCTGCAGAGCTGGACAAGGTGGGGAGAACAAACGGCTCGAAAAAACTGGTGCTGACTGGTCTGAGAACGTACAAGGTCGGAGCTCCTACGCGTCGTGCCGGTCGTGGTGATTCTAATGACCTTGTAATGCTCGATGAGGTCCGCGAGCAGCGCGACTGGGAGACCTGGTCTGCCGCTGCTGCTTCCACCATCGCAAAGCCGAACGGGATGATCATCTGTTTTTCCAATGCCGGAGATCCCGACTCTGTGGTGCTCCGACAGCTGAGAGAGTCCGCGATCAGTGTGATCGATGGAAAGAGTATGGACGGCGATTATGGCGGGGAAGTAGACACAGACACGCTCGGCCTGTTTGAGTGGTCCGCGGAGGACGGCGCGGCGACGGACGACATAGAGCAGCTCGCGCAGGCAAATCCCGCGCTTGGGTACGGCTTCCTGACTGAGCGCGCGCTCATGGCAAACAGGAAAACGTATCCGGAAAGTAAGTTCCGCGCAGAGCATATGTGCCAGCAGGTTGAGTCAATCCTTCCTGCGCCGTTCCCTGACGGAGCCTGGGCGGCTGGCCTCGACATGCATTCAAACATATCCCCTGAGTCTGATCTGTTCTACGGTATCGACCTGTCAGCGGACCGACGTATGGCAAGCGTGGCCGTCTGCGGGATGCGTGATGACGGCAACTATCATATCGAGGTCATCGCCCGAAGAGTCGGCACGCAGTGGGTTGAGGATTGGTTCAGGGCCCGTGCCTATAAGCATGAAATGAACCTGGCATTCCAGTCCCGCGGCGCTCCGGTCTCAGGACTTGCAGAACAGATCTGCACGATAAAGGGCATCAATCGAATAGCGATAGAAGGAAGCGAGCTCACCTCAGGGTGGGGTCGCTTTTATGATGCCGTCGTCGCGGCCGGAGATGAGAGCCGCGGTGGTGTAAGGCTGTATCACCTGCAGCAGCCGATACTTGACCTTCCAGCCAAGACGATGCAGCTGAGAAACATCGGAGGGGGGCTGGAGCTCCCCGATCGGGTGAAGAGCCCGGACGACATCGCGCCGCTTTTTGCGTGTTTCTGCGCTTTTGCGGCTGCTACGAAGATACAACAGAAAGAAGAGAGAAAGATCTACGCCTCAGCTTATGCACAAGGGGCACAGGTCTGCTTTGTTTGATAGAGAGAGGTGGAAAGATGCCGAATCTATTAGCAAGATGGCGGGCAGCATTCCGCCCGCAAGTTTATATTTATGGACTGGGTTCTGATGCGCCGACGCAGGTGCTTAATTACACGGCGTCAAAGCTGTACCAGTCCCAGGACAACCTGAAGGCTGTAGTCGACTTCCTCGCGGCCAGCATCGCGCAGCTCCCGCTCAACGTATACACACGGAACGATGAGACAGACAGGGAGCGAGACAGAACGAGCCCCGCAGCGCGGCTCCTGTGGCGCCCGAACAACGCCATGACGGAATTCGAGTTTATCCGGGCGGTCATGACGGAGTACTTCGTTTTTGGCACGGTGTACGTGCTTGTGCTCCCGGACGCGGACAGCCGAAGCGGCTGGCAGATGTGGCCCGTTCCCAGCGAGTGGGTGATCGAGACCGAAAGCCGGAACGCCTACGCGGCTGAGTCGATCACGGTCGTGGCCAAGAACAGCGGGCAGCCTGTAAAGATCCCGAGTACGGATTATGTGCAGTTTAAGACGTATTCGCCGGGAAACCCGGGAGGCTATGTCTCGCCGATCAGCGCCTTGAGACAGACTCTCGAGGAACAGATACAGGCGGGCAAATTCAGGCGCCAGCTGTGGAGCTCCTCTGGAAGGTTGAACGCGCAGATCTTACGGCCGGCTAATGTCCAGCCGTGGGATGATGAGCAGCGTAAACGATTCGTCGAGGCCTTTCGAGAGTCGTGGGGAGCAGGCGGGTCCAAGGCAGGAAGCATCCCGCTCCTTGAGGACGGAATGGAGATTAAGCCATTCTCTACGAGCTTCAAAGAGTCGCAGTGGATGGAGTCAGTCAAGCTGTCCAGGGAGGCCTGCGCGGCCGCCTACGGCGTCAATCCGTCACTGATATGGCACACGGATACACAGACCTATGCAAGCTCCAAAGATAACGCCAGAGCGCTTTATGCAGAATGTCTCGGCCCTGTCCTGCAGATGCTGCAGCAGAGGATCAACAGCTTCCTCCTGCCGATGGTCGGCGCGGATCCTGATCTGACTTATGTCGAATTTGATCTCACAGAGAAGCTCAAGGGCTCCTTTGAGGAGCGCGCGTCTATCCTCCAGGCGGCGGTCGGCGGTCCCTGGATGACAAGGAATGAGGCGAGAGCCGATAACAACCTGCCTCCAGTCGAAGGCGGAGACGAGCTGATCGTGCCACTCAATGTGGTCGAGGGCGGCCAGTCAAGCCCGCAGGACACGCACATGGAAGAGCAGGAGCCGATGACAACAGAGCCTGCAGAGCCCCAGAAGATGCGGAAGAAGGCCGAAGCCGAGAAGCTCCGCATTAAAGCCAGGTCGTCCAAGGAAGAGGACGAGAAGATGGCCGGAGTTCTCCGGTCCTTCTGGAAGCGCCAGTCCCGCGCGGTCCTCCCCAAGCTCGGAGCGAAGAGCGCGAAGTGGTGGGACGAGGACCGGTGGAACAAAGAGCTCGCGGACGACATAGAGCCTGTGATCGACTCGGTGGCGGACGCTCATGGCGAAGAGGTCGCGAAGGCGATCGGATCGGAGTACCGCACGGATCAGACCCGTAAATACCTGCGTGCCCTGGCAGAAGGACGTGCGAAGGCGATCAATGATTCGACCCGGCAGAAGATCCAGGAAGCCCTCGACGACGATGAGGACGAGGAAGACACGCCCGCGCATGTCTTTGAGGTCCGCGAGAGCAGGGACGCCGAGACCTTCGGCCGTTCTCTCGCGATCGGCGTCGCAGGATGGGCGGCAACGCGTGAAGCTCCCGCCCAGGCAGAGCAGCAGGGCTTCCACAAGACCGTAGAGAAGCGCTGGATCACCGGAACGAATCCGCGACCGGAGCACGCCATGATGGATGGTCAGACCGTGCCGATCGACAGCGCCTTCAGCAATGGATGCTTCTGGCCGGGGGATGAGAACGGCGACCCGGACACGACCTGCGGGTGCAACTGCTCGACCGAAGTGATCATCACGGTCGAATAAGGAGGTTGATATGTTTTATAAAAATTTTGGCCTGATCAAGTCGGACGAAGACGCGGGGAAGATCTCCGGGTACTTTTCCACCTATGACAGGATCCCGGACAGCTCCGGGGACGTGATCGCCAAGGGGGCGTTCACTGAGACGATTCAGAAGCGCAAAGAGAGCGGGCATCCGTTCCCGCTGTGCTTTAATCACGATCTGAACCAGATCATCGGGGCACTCTATCCCGAAGATATTGAAGACACTGACCAGGGCCCGCTGATGACAGCGAGCTTTTTCGATACTCCGCTCGCCCAGGAGAAGAGGGCACTGGTCAAGTCCGGCGTGGTTTATCAGTTCTCGTTTATGTACGACGTGCTGGAAGCCGGGCCGACAACATTGGAAAACGGCACGAAAGCGAACGAGCTGAAGAAGCTCGATCTGTTTGAGGTCAGTATCGTGCCGGTGCCCGCAAACCCGCGCGCGGAGGTCACTGATGTTAAGGCCGGCCGCAGAAACAGCGGCAAGGACGAGGGCACCATAAGAGACGCTATCAGTGCGCTTGAGACAAGCATCAATGCTCTCAGGACGCTTATAGAGGCAGATGAGCCGGAAGGCAGAGAGGACGAAGCGAAGGCCAATGCGGCAGCAGAGGAGCCGGAGCGGAGCAATCTGGATAAGGAACAGCTGCTTGAGTACATCAAAAACATGAATATGGAGGACTAAACCATGAATCTTAAGGAAATGCTTAAGGCAAAACAGAAGGAACTCGCAGGCCTCTCCGCAAAGATTAAAGCCGGTGACGAGGAAGCTATCAAGTCTTCCCAGGACCTGGTCAAGGAGATCAACGATCTTAAGGAGAAGATCAAGGCTGCAGAGGCTGCCATGGAAATTATTAACACGATCGGCTCTGACGATCATGGCTCTGAGGCTGAGGCCGGCGAGGCCAAGAAGGCGAACAGCCTTGGCGAGAATTTTATCAATTTTGTAAAGGCATCCGGCCACGCGAAGAAGTTCGACATCACTGCTCCGGCGTTCGTCAAGGCGGCAACGACCGTGCAGACCTCTCCCGCAGCAGCTGTCGACTGGGCGACCGCATTCGACAGGAACGTCGTCACGGCTCCCCGTGTGGGCCTCGTGATCAGAGATCTGTTTGGCGCCGAGACCATCAGCGGATCTACACTGCAGTATCTCGTTGAGGGCGCGATCGAGGGCGCTCCCGCAGTTACCGCAGAAGGCGCAAAGAAGCCGCAGGTTCACTTTGCGGAACCTACGCCCGTAACCGTGGCGCTGAAGAAGATCGCGTGCTTCATCAAGGAGTCCGACGAGTATATCGACGACTATTCCTTCCTTGCATCTGCGATCAACGGCCGCCTGCTCTATGAGCTGGGCCTTGTCGAGCAGAACACTCTCGTGACTGACCTTCTTGCCACGAACGGCATTCAGACCGGATCTATCGCAAAGACCGCAACTGCTGCGGGCATTGCAGACGCGATCCTCAAGGCAGCCATGGACGTGCAGGACGGTTCCGGCTTCGCGGCCGACGCAATCGTCCTCAACCCGACTGACTGGTACACTCTCAGGATTGGCAGAGACAGCAATGAGAGATACTACGGCGAAGGCTACTTCGGCACGCAGACGATCCCGAATCTGTGGGGCATCCCGGTCTGTGTCACTCCTGCAGTTGCGGCTGGCACGATCGTGGTCGGCGCCTTCAAGACATGCGGATCCGTCGTTAGCAAGAACGGTGTTTCCGTCGAAGCGGTCAACACCAATGAGGACGACTTCGTCAAGAACCTTATGACGATCCGCGCCGAGGAGCGCCTCGCTCTGGCGATCCGCAGACCGGCCGGCTTCAAGAAGCTGACGATCGCGACGACCTGATAAGAGCTGATCAGAGGGAGGGCTTCAGCCCTTCCTGTTTTTGAAAGGCGGTGAATATGCTTAAGAAGTACATCGTGAACGGCAAAGAGTTCCAGTTTGAGGAGGGCAAGCAGCCTAAAGGCGCTGTCGAACTCAAAGCAGAACAGTCTGCCGCTAAAGCAAAAAAGCCCGCCAATAAGGCAAGGGTGGTGAAGAATAAATGAGCCTGTTGACCAACTGGGGCTACGCAGTGACGAATGTGGACGCCCTGCCCGAGATGCTGGAGGGAATCGAGTACGACCTTTTCACTGCCGATAAGTTCGCCGGGGACAAGCGGACCCACAGTAACATCATGGCGGCGGAATCAGCCATCCGGAACTACTGCGGATGGCACGTTTTCCCGGAGCTTGACTGCAGGCTTGACACGACCTTTTTTGACCGGCGGGTGACTACAGCCGGCAGGTGCATCATGATCCAGCTCCCTGCGACTTATGTGACCGCTGTTAAGTCCATACAGATCGCGGGCGTTGCATATGATGAGACCTTCGTGCTCGACAACAACGGGATCCTGCGGATATATGATGTTAATATGTGCGCCATTAGGGAGTACAGCAAGATCGTTATCGATTACACGGCAGGCATTCCGGAAGAACTGGCAGCGGGCCTTAAGGAGCTGATCGCGCATCGTGTCACGCATGCTATGGCATCGTCTGACGGCGTACAGTCCGAATCGGCCGGCGGAGTGTCGATCACATATAACGCGTCCTGGACCAACAACGCAAGGGCGACAGCGCTGGCAGATGATAACAAAGAGGTACTGGCTCCGTACAAGGTGAGGGGGGTGTTTTAAATGCTTCCTTCATGGTGTACAGAAAAGATCACCCGGCTCCGTCCGGGGGTAACGACCTCGCGCGGGTCCGAGGTTTTCGACTGGTCTGATCCTGACGAGCTTGCGATCTCGGGCTGCAGCGTGCAGCCGGCGTCGACGGGGCTGTCTCAGGACGGCAGGGTCCTCGGTATCAGCGAGGGCCTCACGGTATATCTTCCTCCGGGAGCCGATATACGCGCAGGAGACCGCGTCGTGATCGACGGCAGGACCTACGTGATCAACGGTGAGCCCAAGGCCTGGAAGAGCGCCACGGGGCGCGTCAGCCACGTACAGATCAATGTCGAAAGGTGGGCGGGCTGATGGGCGTACAGATCACGATACAGTTCAAACCGGAAGGCTTCGCGGAATGTCTGTCCGGTATGTCCGGCATGGTCGAGTCGGAGACCGAGAAGATCGCCGGAAGGGCGAACGGATACGTGACAAAGGGCTCCGGATTCCACGTCGAGATGAGCAACGAGCCGCGATTCAAGGACTCGATGTATGGCGTGACTCGTCCGATCGGGCGGGTTGTAGCAAATGACGATGAGACCTCAGTAGAAGAGGCCGAGGACAAGATACTCAGCAAGGCGGTGACAGGATGAAAATCAACAAATCGATTGATATTGAGGACGAAGTCCGCACAGCCCTCGCACCGTATCTGACGGCCTACTGCAGGCCGCTCCCGGCAGAGTACGATCTCCCCAATATCCTCATAACTCAGGTCGGCGGGACTGACGCCCAGACGATCGACACGTTTGAGGTCGTGCTGGACGCCCGCGCGAAGCTAGAGGCAGAGGCGTTTGACTGTCTCCGGACGGCGATAGCGATCCTCAAGACCACGGCGAAGGAGCAGACGACTGCCCTCCGCTACGTTACAGTTAATGCGTCCGGCTCATGGGGCGCTGATCCCGTGAGACCGGACTTAGCGATGTGCTCGGCACGACTGGCCATAGTGGCACATCAAATATCTATGGAGGTATAAATCATGGATGTTAAGTTAGGTACTGGCCTTGCCACAGGAATGTTTTTCCATGCTCCTGCCGGCACAGCGCTTCCGACATATCCTGCGGAAGAGCTCGGTGCTGCCTGGAAGGAGGTCGGTGATGTATCCGACGCAGGCATCACTCTCGCAACTAATAAGAGCACCACGGTCCTCAAGAACTGGGCGAACGTAGTTAAGCGCGTGATCCTGACTGATCACAATGAGACGATTCAGGCTCCCATCATGGACACGACTGAGGAGTCCCTGAAGACTGTAGTCGGCGAGAAGAATGTCACAACGACAGCGGCGGCTACCGGACACGGAAAGCTCGTCAAGGTTAATCTCTCTGACGGCGATCTCCCTGAGCCCGAGGCGTTTCTGTGGCTCATGAAGGACGGCGACGCCATGATCGCGATCGGATGCGAGCGCGGACAGGTCACAGCGACTGAGAATGTCAGCTTTGCTCCCGGCGGTGCTATCAACTGGACTCCCACGATCACGGCTTTGGACGACGGCTTCCAGCTGATCATGGACGAAGGAGAGTAATATGGCGGAGTTCACGCTTAAGAGAAAACCTGCAAAGACGCTTAAGGTCAATATCGGAGACGAGTCCTTCCACATCCCTCTGTCCATGTGCCTGACTCCTGAGGAGCTCGCACCACTCGGCACAGCCGAAGGGACGAGAGATTTTCTCCGAAAGTACCTGTCTGAGGGCGTGAAAAAGGTACTGACGATCGAGGACTACAACGCGATCACCCGTGCGTGGATTGACGCATCGAACAAGGCGGGAGGAAAGACCACGGGGGAATGATCAGCCTTGCGAAGCACGTATTGGAGCATCGTGAGGCGATACAGTACGACCTGCTGACAGAGACAGGTCACGAATTTGGAGACATCGGGCGCACTCTCTCGTGGGATGCGCTCGATTCTTTTTTGCGTAATGTCGGACTTGACTCAGCTCTCGCGAGAAAGCTGAAACCAGACACGGCCGCGTGGGCGACGTTGCTGAAGACTAACGCCATACTCGCGGACATAGTCGATGAGCTCGCGCAGATCAACGCGAACCTCGTGGCTATCGGAAGCGGGAAGCCGGCCAAGAAGGTGAAACCTTACCCGAGGCCGTGGAGGCAGGATCCGTCCGACGGTAAGAAGATAGGTTCCGGAGGGCTTCCTCCAGCCGAGCTCCGGAAGTGGTTCGAAAGAAAGAGGGCAGAACATGCCAGAAGTAGCACAGGCCACAATAACAGTCACCCCGGTGATGCAGGGTGCACAACAGATTATAACGGATGATCTGACCAAAGCGGCAGATCCTGCCGGTAAAAAGGCTGGAGCGGCTGCGGGCGAGAGTATGTCCAAAGCCCTCAGCAAGAAGATGACAGGAGCCGGCACGGCGCTGTCCAAGACGCTGACAGCGCCCATCATGGGAGTCGGTACGGCGTCTGTAGCGGCGTGGAAGGAAGTCGACGCGGGCCTCGACACGATCGTCACGAAGACAGGAGCGTCGGGCGAAGCGCTCGACGGCATGCGGCAGATCCTCAAGAACATCACGGGAGACATCCCGACGGATTTTGAGACCGCGGGCGCGGCGATCGGCGAAGTCAACACACGCTTCGGTGTGACGGGCGAGGCTCTGGAGACTCTGTCCTCGCAGTTCGTTAAATTTGCGGAGATCAACGAGCAGGACGTGTCCGGATCCGTCGATTCCGTATCGAAGATGATGGCAGGATTCGGCCTGGAAGCTGAGGATGCGAGCCGGATCCTCGATGCACTGAACACAGTAGGACAGCAGACAGGCGTCGACGTCGTCGCGCTGGCCGACACTGTCGCGGCGAACGCCAAGCAGTTCCAGGAGATGGGACTTTCCGCCGAAGAGGCGGCGGCCTTCCTCGGACAGGCGTCTATGGCAGGCCTCGACACGTCCGGCGCGATGATGGGCCTCAAGACCGCTATGAAGAAGGCGTCCGAGGACGGGATTTCCCTGAGCGACGCGCTGGCAGGCTTTGACGAGGTTATGCAGAGCAACGCGAGCGAGTCTGACAAGCTCGCCGCGGCTTATGAGCTCTTCGGATCCAAGGCGGGCGCGGCGATTGAGAATGCGGTCAGCAACGGCACGCTGAACCTGTCCGACTTTTCGTCAAGTCTTGGAGACTTCGAGGGCTCAGTCAGTGAGACGTTCGAGGGAACCCTCGACCCTATGGACCAATTCACCACGACGATGAACGACCTCAAGTCTCTCGGCGCTGAGCTGGTAGAATCTGCAGGGCCGATGCTGGTGGACCTTCTCGAGAGCGCTACGGACGGAGTCGAAAAGCTGACTGACGCTTGGAACGGGCTGCCCCCGGATATGCAGGAGACGATCCTCAAGGTCGCAGGCATCGCCGCAGTGGTCGGTCCCATGCTCGTGATCGGCGGAAAGGTGATCGGCGGGGTCTCCGCGATCTCCTCAGGCCTGAGCGGGCTGTCCGGCATGATCGGCGGTCTCGGGTCCGCTGCAAGCGAAGCGGCTCCTGCGGTCACGACTGCCGGGACTTCGTTCGGAGAGATGGCAGGCGGAGCGCTCAAGATGATCGCGGCAGCAGGAGCATTGCTCATCACGGCGGCTGCCGTGTGGGTGCTCGCAGATGCAGCCATAAGGATCTCTGAGGCGGGGACGCCTGCGATCGCAGTACTCGCTGGAATGGCGGTGGGCATCGGCGCTCTGATGGGCATCGCGGCTCTGTGCGGGCCCGCACTCACAGCAGGGGCTGTTGGTTTTATCGCGTTTGGGGCGGCAATGCTGGAGATCAGTGCCGGCGTAGCAATAGCCAGCGCCGGGATCGCACTGGTCACAACGGCAGTCACGGGACTGGTTCAAACGGTCTCCGACAACGCAGGACAGATCAACAGTATCGTGACAAACGTCGGTGAGACAGTCGACGGAACGATCACGACGGTCTCTGACGGCATCACACAGGTCATAGACGCCATTTCCGGCGGTGTAGAGGGCGTCCTGGGGGCAGTCGCGGGAATCTTCGACTCGATGGGCGAAGCGGCCCTGAACGCCGGCACAGGCTTTGAAAAGCTGGCCGGCGCAGTTGTCGGTCTCACTAAAGACACTGGCGTGCTTGATCTTGGCGCGACGCTTACGGCGACGGCAACAGGCGTCAGCAAGATCACGGACGCAGCATCCGGAGCCGGGACCGCGGCAAACAATATTAAGTCGCTCAACACTTCGTTCACGTCGCTCAATACGGCGGCGCAGACGGGATCCAGAGCGATCACTAACTTCGGGTCGTCGGTTAAGAGCACCATGTCCGGTGCGGCCGCGTCGATCCGGAACGCTGGCATAGCGTCCAGTCTGCAGGACGAGCTGAACGACGCATGCGGGACAGCATCGGGTGAGCTCGGGAGACTGGAGTCGATGTTTAGCAACGTCGACCTGAGCTTCGAGCAGCATATCAGAGTCCCGCACTTCTCCATGTCCGGAAGCTTTAATGCGCAGACAGGATCTACTCCTTCAGTAAGCACGAGCTGGTACGACAAGGCGACAGACGTGCCTTTCCTGTTCCGGAACGCGACGATCTTCGGCGCCGGAGAAAAGCACGACGAGGTGCTGTATGGACGCGAGAACCTGCTCAATGACATCCGGGAGGCATCCGGAGGCGGCGCGACGGTATACGTGACCGTCAACGGCGCTGAGAATCCCGAGGACTGGGCGGTCAGGTTCGCGAAAGAATTCAAACTTCAGGCGAGGACGGCATAATGGCATATAAGACTATAAGGCCGACAGGCCTGTCGGTTAAGAGACACAACAACTATTTCACAATCAGTTGGAAAATCACGGATAAGGATTACGGCGAGGGGCAGACACTGCAGTACCGCTTCCCGAAGGGCAAGTGGAAAAACGTTGTCATCGGAAACGCGACAACAAAAAAGACGCTGATGTTTCCTGCCACCGATTACTATCCATATAAGAAAAAGACACTCGGCAAGCTGTTCGTCCGTGTCCGTGGACGACGGAAGGACTTCAAGAGGGACACGAACAGCAGCACAACGATCAATCCCGAGATGTCCGACTGGACACAGAAGGACTACGACGTCCTCGTCCCGATGAGGCCGTCACTGTCCGCGTCGCTGTCTTCTTCTGCGAACAACGTCACGACATTCGCCTGGAAGACAGTGACCGACGCGGAGAGCGCGCGGTGGTTTTCCAGAGTCGAGTGTCAGACAAGACTCGTGAAGGACTCCACGATCGTGGACGGGTCGAAGCTGTCCGCGACAGGATGGACGCATCACAGCTTCGGAGGCGCGAACGGATCCGCGACGATCACAGAGGATTCCTCCGTGATCAACAAGGGCGTGCCGTATACGCGATGGTTCAGGGTACGCTCCCAGGGGCCTCAGGGGCACTCTGAGTGGGTCTACGCCAGACATGTATATGCAGTGCCTTATCAGACAAAAAACGTTAAGGCGACGGCAAAGCAGACAGAGGCGGGCGGCTATCTCTGCACGGCGACCTGGAAGACGCCGAAGAATTCGGCACATCCGGTCGATAAGATCAACATCCAATACTGTTACGCTCAGCCCGTCGACGGCATGCAGTGCCCGGACGGCATAAGCTGGACAGATGCCGAGACGCTCGCATATAAGGACGGGTCCGACGCATCGTCCATATCGATCGACTCCACGGTCGGCACGGATCAGTGCATGTTTGTCAGGGTCAACACGGTCCATGACCGCAACACGACTTACGGCTATCCCGTTATCGCTGCGGTCGGTGCGCTCGCAAGCCCCACCGGGCTGACGATAGAGGATATCGATACGAGCACGTACAGAGTGACTGTCAAGGCGACCAATGCAAGCCAGGTGCAGGACAGCTTCCTGGCGATAAAGTACATGACGGCAGACGACCCGAATGGCTTCATTATTGGGATCATCCCGCACGGGCAGAACACGATCACCGTACAGTGCCCGGCATTTACGAGCTCCACGGCTCTCCGGTTCAGTGCGAGGCAGTCGTCGGAATCTATGCGGAGACGGTCAGGGGCGATGGTGTGTCAAGCTATGCGATCGAAACAGAGA